TAGATCCAACCAGAGAAACCCCTGGTTATGCTCTTTTCGAGAGCAGCAACCGACTTCCATCGGTTTTTCCCGATCTTTGAAAGACGAGAAGACTCCGAGGGATCGGAGAGAAACTTCCAATACCTCTTGGAAGAATTCAACCAAGTGTTGAATGTCCTCGGTTCTCTTTTAGAACCGTGTTTAATGAATTTTTGAAAATTCATGACCCTCTCGACTTCTTCTGTCAAAGAAGTAAGTGGGACAAAGCCAATTCTGCTGGCTTCATTTCTCAAGGACGAGAAATCATATGTGTGAACATATGGATCATCAGGTAGTTCAACCTGATACACTTCTTGTAGAAGTGTTATTACGAACGAGTCTTCGTAAATTGAAGTGGAACTCACTTCACGCTTCCCCGGTATAGCCTTGGAATAAGTCTTAAATATAGACTTAAGTATCGGATTTACATCTGAACTGAAGCCGTGTTTAATACGACTATTCAAACTTGCAAGCTCGGCAAGTTTAACGAATCTTTCAGATTCGGATTTGAGGTCTAAAACTTCAAATACGTGCCCAATGTATGGCCACATGAAAGACGGCATTAAGCTGTCTACTATGGGAAGACCCATACCACCTGCGCAAGGTGGGAGATATATAGGCATTTTACATGCCTGATTACGGATAATTCCGTAAGAGAAACACCTGTCGAAGATGTTTCTAAAATAGCCAAGAACAGCTATTTTGAGATTTTTGTTCTCAAAGTAATCAAGTTGATTACTCAACATTCTTCCTTTTCCAAGAATTGAACTCCTGTTGTCGGAGTGTTCACGACTCATAGTCGTGAGAAGACGTGATTTGATGACGTCTACATAAAGGATGGAAGTTCCTTTATCATCTCTTGTAATAAGAGCATGATCTTCACAAAAGATCAATATCCGACAGGATATACCCTCCTTCCAGGAGAATTCCCATCCCATATCGATGGCGATTTTCCTAAAAAGGAAAATTCTCCTCAGGTCGTCCCTGAGGGCGGCAACATCGTCGCCGCAGACACAAATCGGGTCTCCTCTCAAGAGGTCCCTCTTGATAGGAAAATCCCAGACTCGGGATTCAACATTATAATAATAATGTGAAGAAATCTCTTCTACAAGGAGATTTTCCAAAGTCAAACTTAGGAAACTCATGGGTTCCCCCATGAATGACCCTCTCTTATTGAGGGTTCCAGGCTTAAACCTGGATTCCAAAGTTTTAAACTTTGGTGCGATGTACATCGCTCTCTGACTCTTGATCAGAGAATAAAACACCCAAAATGGGTGTGATTTGGGAAGAGAGGACGTAAGTCCATCCCAAATAGCCTCTATCACATCGAGAGGTATCAAGTCAGTTGCTGACTTGAGATCGGCCGATTGACCGATAGGGTCCTGGAACTCAGGGCCAACTTTCTTGATATATTTC